AGTCGTCATGCGACTCATCGAGACGGTACTGTATGACTGTCTCCTCCCACGGATCCAACAGCTTGCCTGCATCCGTGATCTCCATGTTGATGGTGACCTTCCTACCGTCGAACCTCTTGTTCTTCACCAATGCTATACCGAACACGTTTTCTAAACGGGCACGCTCATCGGGAGGCAGGCTTTCATCCTCGTGTGGACGCCACACTGTCAACATGAAGTGAGCCAGGTCTTCGCCACCGAACCGCCCCGACTCGATACCTAGGGCTGCACCACGCGATGCTGCACCACGCGATGCCTGATGCACGATGATGGTTACAGCATCGTGACGCATCCCTAAGGATTTCAGTGCCGAGATGCGGGACGGGTCGTCACCTAACTGTGGGTCATCTAGTTGGGATGCGAAGTCCCATATGAACACGTCGGCTTTGCGACCGTACGCGGCCTCCGACCATGTACCCAGCATGTGGTCCGCTACGTCTACGGGGCCGTTCACTTGGTGACCTGACCGTCGCATCGCTTCGCCGTACTTGGAGAACGCTGCACGGTCAATGATCCGCAGGTTTCTCAGATCCGTTTCCGACTGGTGACGTATCGCTCCGAGTATCTGCTCGTCACCTTTACGAGCCAGGTCGTACACGTCTCTAGGGTTCTTGTTCAACCTGATGCTAAGGATGCGTGACAGCACCATCAGGTCTGGTTCGTCGGGTGTCATCCACATGACAATGTTGTTCGGGTTACGGGCTACCGCATTGATGAGCAGCACTGTCTTACCCGTGTGTGCTTTCCCTGTGACGATCAGGCACTCACGTTTCTTGAGGCCACCAGCGAGAGCTTCGTCTATGTCATGGACCCCGAGGGGCCACTTGTTTGAATCATCGGCAGCGTCCGCTATGAAGCGTTCCGCTATGTCTAGGCAGGTAGGCAGGCTAGGGATGGCAACAGGGCGGACTGGTTCATCGGGGGAGAGGTTCGATTCCCCAGCCCGCGCCTGCTGCACCCGCGCCTGAGCCTCATCGAGGGTCAGTCGCGTGGTCATGTCACCTCACGTATGCAGGTGGTCGTGTGAACGACGATGGCATCTTACCAAAGTCGATGGCATAGTCAGCGTATTCCAGCAGTGTTGGACCCCAGTCACCTTCGAGGCGATCAGCGGGCTTCACCTTCGCGTCAGGATATGTTGCCACGTTCCTAATGGCGGAACCATTCGGCAACTGGCCTGCTGCTTTGACACTCTGGTTGCAGTAGAAGTTCGATTCCTTCGAACCGAACGTGATACCACTGAGGCGCTCGTACTCGACGGCACCTACAACACTGTCGAAAGCATCCTCCCTAACCCAATTGGACTTGGGTCGGGTGCTCACTGGTGGCGCTGAGGGCGGCATAGGGGCCGCCTGCGGGGCTGCGGGGGGCATAGGTGGGGTTGGTAGCACCTGAACCCCTGGCATGGCAGCAGCGACCATCTGTGCGCCTGCTGCCGTGAACGTGTTCGCATTCACGATGCCGTGCATGTCACCCCAGTTGGCGCGCACATCCTCATAAGAGAATGAACCCGCCCCTACTAGCGCAGCCATTATCTGTGCCGTCGCAGAATTACAGTTCTGCGCGACTATCAGCTTGTCCTTATCCATTGGCATCCTCCGATGTCGTTGTCTTCCCTTTGCAAACAGACCAGCACGGCGCCCACTTCTGTGAACACCACCAGCCTGCATCATTCAACGGCCAAACCTTCAGGCTTGACTGTTCAACGAGGCGGCTTGCCGCCTCGACCTTGCGACGCAGGAACGCAAAGTCCTGCTCGCCTCGATCAATCCTCATGGATGACACCTCACCCTTCTTGCCGTACATGCAGTAGAACGTCATCGTGTCACGCCCCGTCGCCCAACAGTACGTAGTGGACTGGATGTCCCACCTGTCGTACTCCCATTTGCTTTTCGTGTAGTCACGACCAGGGAACTTCCAATCAACCAAACCCATGTTGCTATCTATCAGGTCGATGCGTCCCGTCATCCGAACGACACGCTCATCATCCTCGAACAGCAACTCATCGAACCCGACCTCAACACCAACAGGGGTCAAGCCTGGGTACACCTGTTCATACCATGAATCCAGTTTGGCTGCGCCCACCTTCTCAAGTTCGGCGCGTGACTTGTAACTATTCCACATGGTGATCGTCGGCACGAGTTCATCCAACTCGTGACCGAACCGCTCATGCAGTGCGGTATAGGTTTCATCATCAAGGTGCACGGGGGCAGCATCCATCCCCTCAGGGATGGTGATGAGGTACTCGACAGCGTTGTGGCATGCCGTACCCAGTACCGCAGCATCCCCTTCGGGATCATCAACGGCGCCTGTCCACATCAGTCGTGCCCGTTCAGGGCACATGTCTAGTGTCTTCAGGTCAGACTGATGCCAGGTATGATGCCAGCGTTCGTCCTCGACGTTGAAGTAATGTTCCTTATTCATCTCTCCCTCTCTCCCTAGGCTAGGGCTAGCAGGCCCACCCCTTTGAGGGGGTGGGCCGCTCACCTGCTTGCCTGCTAGCAGCCAGTATAACGCTGGCTGTGTTGTTGGTGGTGGATGGTTACAGGTTCGCTGCCTCCCGTGCCTGCACGGTTGCAGTGACGGGCCTCTCGTACTCGCCTGAGAGGCGGGTCAACGGGGTGGACGGCAGGAACCTCACACCCAAGGTGTGCCCGTAATGCTGCTCCTCAGCCCACGCTTCGAGCTTGCCTGCCACACCCAACGCCTTCATAGCGTTGTTGACTGTCCCGTTTCCACCCAACCGTATACGGGAGGCACAGGTCACGGCGACACGGCGGTCCTTGAACACCACCGACGTGGACGACAACGCATCCCCTGGTTTGTTCACTGCTGCCTGCGTCAGGCGCCACAGTGCCCTAGTGAGGGGTGTCTTGTACCCCTGCTGCCTGTCTATACCCGTCGGTGTTGAGGCTGCGGGAACTATCTCGGTTGCTCTCATGTCATGCTCCTTCGTTGTCTGTTGGGAACGGAATGATTTCCGCCCCGTCTTGGTTGGATGGGTGACGCAGTTGCGACTTGGCTTCCTCAACCATCCTGCCTTGCACCTCGAGGAAGTCTCCTAGGCGCATCATCACATCATGCACTAGGTCGAGCATCCCTACCCATGCTGATGGTATGACGGTTGCATAGAATGCTTCCGCTGACATCTCCCCTTCGTCTTCGTCACTCATCTTCGGTTACCTCCAGTGATATCACTTGTGCTTTCGATGTCTGCCATCGGCCTGTTGCCACGCCCCCGTCTTCATCAACCAGGAACGGGATCATCCCCGTTAGCAGCACCTCGTACTTCAAACTTAGGTTCTTTCTTTCGTTCATTCTCTCCCTTCCATTTCTTCCTCAGCATTATTGCATCGGCCTCTCGTATGGCAAGCAGTTGCTTGCGTGTCAGCCCTTGTGTCTGACCTGTCGGACGAATCGACATCGTTACTCCTCGTCATCAGATGGGAAGATCTTGTCCCAACATGGGGCACAGTAGTACCCGAACCCGTTGCGTGCACCCAGCACCACCTCCCTGTCATGCAACGACAAGTCAGGGAACAACTCCTGAACTAATCCCTCCCTGCGTTGGAACTTGTCCCATGCCGTGTTGGAAACCGTCATCGTCTCCTTCCCCGTGCACCCACCACACATCGCCTTGACTGTCGCCATCATCTCTCCCCTATCTGTTCGAGCAGCCACCCGTATGCGGCTGCCGCCTGCTGCGGGACAACACCATTGCCCAACATCTTCAACTCCTGGGTGCGGGACAAGCCCGCACCTGTCACCCACCCATCAGGTAAACCCATCATCCATTCCACGAACCGTGACGACATCTTGTCGTCCACTACTGGGGCGGGGGCTGCCCGTCCGATGACGTGTCCCCATCGTTGGATTGCTGCACCATAATCACCCCAGCCAGCAGCTTCTTGTCCGCCTGCCTCTGGTAGTTGGTGTTCTTCCCCGTGTCCTTGTAATCCCTGGCTGTCGGCGTCGGCAACAGACGCTGCACCTCTATGGATAGGGACTTGCCGTGCCCGTTGCCGTTGCGATGCTTCTCCCTCTGCTCCGCAGTCCACGCATCCCACTTCGCTACCGTCTTGCCTGCCCCCATGTCGTTCACCACTGGAGTAGGCAGCAGCGAGATCGGGGTCCGCGCTATCGCATTCTCCAGATTCTGCGGCTTGTCCAACGGCCTGATCCACGGCCTGCTGTTCCTCGCGTCGCCCATCGCTGCCCGTGGTGTGGGCAACTGCGAACCATCGGTCGCGCCGATGACAGGCACCCACAGATTGGTCGGCACGTACACATGCCCATCGTGCATCGAACCCTCCGTCAGCCAACGCATCGAGGACTTGCCCGAAGGCATCACCTTGGTTGGCGGTAAGCAAACCACGCACGTTCTCCAAGAAGATCCATTGTGCGCCTGCTTGTCTTGCCACAGAGACGACATCTCTAATCAACCACCTTTCATCATCTATACCTGCCCGCCTCCCAGCATGAGAGACGGGTTGACAAGGGAACCCTGCCGTGATCGCATCCACCTGTGGTGGATCAACGATCTCGGTCAAGTCACCCAAGTTTGGTACCCCGAACCGTGCATCCAACACGGCAGAGGCATGCTTGTCTGTCTCAGCCACCCACACCAGGTCGGTGTCGATGCCTGCTAGTTGCAACCCCAACTCCAGGCCGCCGTACCCTGCACACAGGGCACCAACCCTCAACGCCACGGCTGCTCATTGGCTACAGCCAACCGCTCATCGTTGAAGAAAGGCACCTGCTCCCACTCCATGTCCCGCTCCACGGGTTCATGCACCCGCATCTTCGCACCAAACGTGTACCTCCACATGGCGTGATCCTCACCACGCCACACCATCTCACCTGTCAACAGGTCACCGATGCACCGCAAGAAGTCAGACTCCTGACCTGCCTTCGAGTCGTACTCCGTGAACAACAGGTCACCATCCTCGTTCACGTCGAAGAAGAATCCCAGCTCGGTGAGTATGGCCTTCGCATCAGCACACGTATCGGGATAGTTGGCGTCCATCCACGAGAAGTGCTTCTCCTCCCTGCTACCTCCTCTCTTGCCCTCATCGGTGTCATTCAACGCACACATACGCTTGTATGCCTCCGCCTGATGCTTCTTCGCCAGCACCGCAGTGCTCTGCTCTAGGAATATGTAATACCCCATGTCACTCTCCCTTCTGGTAGTTGTCTTCTTCTTCTTGCTGAACGGATCTCCACTGAGCCAACGCCTCTGCCCTGTCGTCATCCAGCATCTGCTGGACTGACGGATCAGACATGTCCATCTTCTCCTCCTGTTCCATCAAGTGCAATGCCAGAACCTTCGTCCAATCAGTCATGGCTTGCCCCCGCATTGAAGATGCTCACAGCCACTCCGCCAGGTCGCCGTCAGCAATCTCGTTGTAGTCAAGGCCCTCCGCGTCAGCGATGGCCTGCCACACAGACTCCTCCGTGAACAACCTGTCCTCAGCGTGGTAATCCTGCCAAGTCTTCGTCTTCATGTCACTCCCCTATCTTTCCTGTGCGAAACGCACGTTGTTGATTCCCTTCGGGCACATGCCACACTCGACACACGCCCCCTTACCGACACGATCAGGTGGGCGCTTCACGCCCGCCGCCACCGCATCAGACCTACGGGCAGCCCGCTGCTCATCGGACTCCCACACAATCAAAGGCACCTTGCCTGTCAACTCGGGACACCTCGGCCCCTTGCGTTGCTTCGGGAACAAGGCAGCAATCTCCTCCGTCTCCTGCCATGTCTCACCACAGAACGCGTACTTCACCCATCCCCTCGGATCTATCTCCTGCACCTGCCTGGCCGTGTCCACGTTGTGCTCATCCACCGACAGGTACACCACTAGGTTCGGGGCAGGCACACAGTTAGCGATGAAGGTACGCACCAGCAGGTGGCCCCTCGTATAGAGGAACACCTGCATGTCAGGGTGATACCTCGCCACCTGATTCCATGCCTGCAACTCATCGAACGAATCCAACTCACCATCCCAATGCGGGCGATAGAACCTGTCCGATACGGGGACGCCACGCTTCACCATCTGCACCTCCACGTCATGGACGAGGCGATCAAACAACGGGACCAACTCATCGAACGACCTGCCCCTAGTGCAGTCAGTGTTGTGTGTCAGCAACGCATGCACATTCGGGTACACCTCAGCCGCCGACGCATAGCACCCCTCACAAAACGGGGTCATCCACTTACACTCAGAACTCAGGGTGCCGAACGAGTTGCGTATCTTCACGTCAGCCTCATGCCCACCACCCTTCTTCTGATGCTGCCAAGGTGACAGCTTCCTGTTACCGCTCGCCTTCAAGGCGACAGGTGCCCACACCTTGCCGATGTGAACCTGCTGCTCACGCGTCGATGTCATACATGACTCCCCTATGTGCGACAACCAGGTGGCCGCCGTCGTTACCTTCAGGGTCACTCAAAGCAAACACTCGTGCCCCATTACTCAACACAAGGACAGCCACACCACTAGCGCAACACTCCCTGTCCTCGTACTCATCCTTCACGAAGCCAACCATCTCCTTCTCCCGCTTCGTCATCGGACGTACCTGCACAACGGTATGCCCTACCATTACTTCACTCATCTCTCCTCCTCATACTCGCGGATCAGTAGACCAACGCAGGTCATCGGCTATCTGCTTGTCGCACCGACCACACCCCTCGTCGTCTTCGCAAAACTCGCACGGCTCATCGTGCCCATCTGTTGCTGGCCCTTCGAGCCACGCATCGTAGGTTGCCCACGGATCACCCATCATTCTTCCTCCTGGTTGCGGTGCTGATGTGCACGAGCAACCTTGTCATAGGCATCGGCCACCTCCTGAGGGCTGCCGAGAGTGTCAGCAATCTCCACCAACCTACGAACCAACGCTCGGTACATGAAGTCAGGCATCGAGCACCTCCTTGTATGCCTTAGTCTGATTGTTCACGTACGCCTGGAACAAGGCGTTCGCATCGAAGTCCACCCACAGGGTGGACCTACGCACACGAGCCTCCGCTAGACGCACAACCTCATCACTCGCCTGCTCCTGACGCACACGATCATGCTCGCAGGCACCATCACAGTCCAGCGGATCACCGCAAAAAGCACACGCATCTATCTCGTTACCTTCCATCATCTCCCCTTTCCAATACCGCCAGCACCATGCCAGCGGCAACCATCAGGGCGCTACCCCAGAACAAGTAGAACAACAAGCCATCAAAGCTGAGTTGATTCATGCCGCCACCTCACACGCAGCCATGAACCGCTGCTTGTCGAAGCGTGGATTGGTGGCAGCCAACTCGCGTGCCAACTCCATCGCCACGCTCCGCAGCACCGTCTCAGGTGCGTGATACTCCTCGATGGGGCCACCGTGTGGGTCGAGTTCCACGTCACCGTAGAACAACCCCACGTCCTTGATCGCCTCAGCGATCAACTCATAATCCTTCTTCGTCATTGCTTCTCCTCCTCCTTCTCGCTACTAGACCTAAGTTTAGCGGACAAGGTGGCACCAATCAAGGTGGCACGGCAACGAGCAACCCACACCCTCGCCTCCTCCCTAGACACAGGCCCACTCATCGCCCCGCCTCACGCCACGCCCGATAATCGAACCCCTCAACACGCTCCGTGAGAATCACAACCAACCCCTCAAGACACTCATGCCACGCCTCAACAGACAAACCAGCCGACATATCACACACCGCATCAGCCATCGACACCACCACCTCATCCACCGACGCAAACAAACGCTCATCCTCCCGCCCACTCATAGACCCCACGCCTCCTCCCACACACGCACCAGATCCACGGCCTCCTCCTCACTGGCACACGGGATACGGACGATGATCGAGTCCGACGAATCCCCCGTCGGAGCATCCAACCACACCTCCACATCATGGATACTCGTGACCCCTCCCACCCCGTGCCCATTCCTGAACACATGCCTAGGCGTACCCTTCGTTACCGCACGAAAAATTCCCATCACTCCTCCTCCTGATTGTCCAACTCATAGATGTACACCGCGTACTCGCGGGCAGTAATGATCCCATACACCAACTGCTTCCGATAACGCGCCAGCTTCTCCTCATTACTCATACCATCCACCTCCTAGTGGATAAGGCCACCTCCTAGTGTTCGTTGCCATGTGGCAATGAACTCCCAGGAAAAGGCCAGCTGAAAAAGGGCAATAGAAAAGGGCGCCCCGATTGGGGCGCCCCGTTCTCTATGTTGACTACCGACTAGGCGTACTTGATCAGCCCATTGTGGACACTGACGGGGACCACATTGAACGCATCCCTAACCATCTCTATGTGGCGGATCATGGCGCCAATCTCAGCGACCATCGAACCATCCCATGCGGCAAGGTCCGCTATCCCACGGGCCAGTAGTTCATCGCCCGTAATGGACGTTGCAACTGGTCCGATAACGTCCGCAGCGGACAATGGCGCAGGGCCACCATCCGCAGGCGGATCCGTCGGCGGCGAATCCGCTAGGCGCATCGCCTTAGCGTGATCCTGTGCTTCCGCTGCCGTCGGCATGTTGGTCGCCATCCATTCCACAATGGCGGACCGACGTGCACCGTCGTTAGCGGATGCCAACTTCGCAAGGTACTTGTGCGCCCCGAAAGACACACCAGCCACCCGAACATCCTTAGGGAACGTCGTAGCGACGTTCCTGTATTGGATGAGTGCGTTAGCGGACATGCTGCACATGGCAGCAAGGGCAGCGAAGATATCGCCTTCCTTCACCGTCTCACCGTCCACTGTGCGGTGCCGCCAATGGGCGACATCCTGCGGAATCTTCACCTTCAAGGCGTCACCGACGATAAAGGCGCCACGTTCGAACGTGTTCACCTTCACCGCCAGCGCCTTCAAGGTCGCATCCGTTGGGGCGTCTCGCCCCGTGTCGGTAGTCGTGACTGTCTTAGCCATTGTTATCTCCCATCCGCAGAGCGGCAGGAATGGCACGGGCCAGCGTGGCCCGTCGCCACGACTGTTCGCTCTGCTGTTGTCAACTAACGGACGGCGCCTACGTGACGCCTAGGTAGATACTAGGTGAGACTAGGCCGCCGATCAAGTACCTAGTTCGTTGCCACGTGGCAAGCATCATGCGGCAGGCGTCGGGTCGGGTCGGGGCTTGACATTCCAGGCGGATTCTGGTATGGGCAGAGCCGCTAACCTGGCGTGAGCCTGCCTAAGCTGACGTTAGAGGCACTAACAAGCACGGCAGGCGACGGGCGGGGCACCCTAGGCCCCCCCGCCCCCCCCAGCTGGGGCTATGTATAGATAACCATTCCCGATACGTTCGAGTTCCCTGTCTTCCACCAGGAACTTACCTTGCTGACACTATACTACTGCTTTGGGAGGCTCGGCCCAGTCCCTGTGGTCTTGGGCCTCGCTGCTTGAGGCTGGCGGCTAGAGGGCGACGCTCCGCGTCGCCCGTGGCTAGCCCTTTTTAAGTACCTGAGGGCGTCCCACGGCATGTAGTGTGGGACGGGTACGGTATTTACTGGAGGTGCACATGGCGCAGAATGGCGGCGGTCGAGGCTGGATGGTTGACCCTGAGACGGGTGAGAAAGTGATGCCCGAGTTGTGGCAGGCTTTCTTGGAGTGGAAACTTCAGGGTCCAGATAGGGATCCTACTTTTCAGTATGAGTGGGCGGTGGCGAATGGGATCCATGAGGATTCGGTTCGGCGTTGGAAGCGTGATCCGAGATTTATTAAGGAATGGGATCGGCGTGCGGCGGAGTTGAATATTCATCCTGAGCGAACTCAGGGTGTGATTGATTCGTTGCATTCTGCTGCGGTGGGGGGGTCTGTTCAGGCTGCGTCTTTGTATTTACAATATATAGAAAAGTTTACGCCTAAGCGTCGTGTGGTGGTTGATGATGAGCGTGAGGTTGTTGGTTTGTCTGATAATGAGCTGGCGGATGAGTTGGCTGGTTTGGTTGCGGAGTTTCGTGGGGGTTCGGAGTGAGTGTTGGGCATGTGTTGCGTGATGGCGTGTGGGTAGCGCCTGGTGATGAGAACCAGGATTGGCGTGAGGAGGCGTTTGGTGAGCGACCTGTGTTGGGGCCGTGGGGGGATCCGTTTCATGGTCCTGAATCTGATGAGCCGTTGGAGTGCGGGTTGGAGAACCCTGAGGTGTGTGAGTCGTGCCAGTGAAGTGGTCGGTGTCGGCGTTCGTGACGGTAATGTTTCTGTCTATAGCGTTCACGGTTTGGGGTTTGGGTCGTCTGTTACAGTCGTTGTTCGAGTAGATGAGTCGGCTCGGTGAGCTGCGGCAGGAGGCGGAGTGGAGGAAGTGTGCACGCGATGAGTCGTATTTCTTGCGTAAGTATTGGTTTATTGCTCATCCTGCTCGTGGTCGAATACTGTTTGATCTTCGGGACGCCCAGGCTGCCGCTTTAGTCCATTGGGGTAGTCACCGTTATTCGTTGACGTTGAAGGCCCGCCAGATTGGGTGGTCTACGTTGGTGGCGGCGCACCAGTTTTGGTTGGCGTATTTCACGTCGGATCAAAACATTATTGATTTGTCTCGCACGGAGCGTGAGGCAGTCCAGTTGTTGAAGAAAACGAAGTACGGGTTTTCGCATTTGCCTGCGTGGATGGTTGAGCGTGGTCCGCGTAGTTTAGTTGAGCATCAGCAACGCATGTATTTCGGTAATGGTTCTCAAATAGTGTCGATGCCTTCAGCGTCGGATCCTGCGCGTGGCGAGTCCGCGACGCTGATTGTTGTTGATGA